GCGCGATGATGGCTGCGATTCCGATGGCAAGCAGCGTGAGAGGGTTGAGCAAGAGCGTTAAGGCCCCGAACAGAAGAAGTGCAGGCACGGCGATGACCGCCAGTTTGCCCGCGAACTTGCCCATGTTGGTAAACGTCCCTTCCGGGATGAATTCTCGAATCGCGTCCACGATTGGTTGCCCATTCTGATACCACCATAGCTTGAGTCTGACGGTAAACTCGTACCATGCCTGCTGAAATTCGGCGATGGCAGGCTTGGCTTCCAGAAGCCATGCCTCGCGCACCGGAGCAAACAGCCCTTGCAATTTGCCTTTGATTTGTTCCTTCGCGTTATCAAACGCAGAACCCAGACTGGTGGTGATGCCCTCCGTACTGAACTCTGGCGTCGGGAACTCCGTCGGTAATCCTTCCTTCAACTTTCCCACCGCAGCCGTGAGTGCGTCCGTGACCAGCGTCATCGGCTCGGTCATCTTGAACATCTGGTCCAGGATTTTCTGCTGAAGCGCGGCCTGCTCCTGCAACGGCTTGATGGCCTCGTCCGCCGCGGCCTTCTGTTCTTCTGCTGCCGTCACTTGGTCGTCCGCGACGGCCAATTGGTTCTTTGCCGCCTCGAACTCGGCTCGCTTCGCCGCCAGCAGTGCCGGGTCCGCACCCTCGGCCAGCAGGCGGTTGTATTCGTCTGCTAGGTCTGCGACGCTGTTCTGTGCGTCCTTCTGCGCCTTGCGCGCATTCTCCAGGCTCTCCTCGGCGTCCTTGACCGCCTTAGTCGCCCGCGCCAGCGCGAACTGCTTCTCGGCAAGCGCGGCCAAGTCCTTGCCGTATGCCCCGGTCACCTTGCGCAGCCGGTCCAGTATCTCTGTCGGCATCTCTCCCGTGGACGCCGCCTTCGCCAGCCCCTCAGACAGCCCCCGGAACAGTTCAACGCTCTGCTTCTGCGAGATCTTGCCCGCGTCCAGCAACCGCGAGAGTGCTGTCTGCATTGGGCCTTGAAGCGCGTCCAGGATGCCGAAGTCTGCCTCAGTCATGTTGTGCAGGTACTCGTTCATTGCGCCCTGCGCCCACTTGTCCAAGTTTGGCATGATCTTGGGCGGAGACCCTGGCGCAAGCCAGCCACCCAGCAGGCCGCTGATGTAGTTCATAGCCGCGGTGAGAGCGTTGGACGCGCCCTGCACCATCCCGACGGCGAACTCGGACACGACCTTCGCGCCCCAGGTTAGGGCCTTCGCCGCCATGTCTGCCCAGTTGTTGAGCATCTTGTCGAGTGCTGTGTAGCTGGCGTTCTCTGCTGCCGGAGCCAGTTCCATCCAGCCTTCGGTCGTGTTGTCCACGAACTCCTGCGACGCACCAGCCGCCCACGTGAAACGGTCTACCCACTTTTCGACCACGTCCAGGACGACGGACAGCCCAGGCCCGATCTTGTTGACAATGATGTCTTGCAGCGGGGGAAGGACAGTGTTCGCCAGCTTGAGCAGGATGCCCGTCACCTGTCCCAGCACTGGGTTCAGACCAACGGCGACCTGGTCCTTGAAGTTCTGTATGGTCACGCCTAACCCAGCGATCTTCTCAGCCGTGGTCAGGCCCGCGCCACCCGTCTGCGCGATGAGCCGCTGCGACGCTTCTACCGTGGCGTTCAGGGTGGCGATGGACTTTTCCTCGGACGCGCGCTGGTTAACCGTCTTGCCGACTTTGCGCGCCATCGCCTCGTTCGCCTCGCCCAGCTTGAGCACGATGCCCGTGTTGTCAATGAGCAAGGGGGATGACCGCTTGACGCCGGTCACGAGGGACTGGAACAAGAAGTCGGCAGACTGGCCTGTCGCGGCTGCCGCGGCGCGCGCACCGGCCATCAACGCGGGAAGGTTCTTGCCGAACTCGACTCCAAGCTGCTGGCCCGCGCCGGTCAGCGCGATGTTGGTCTTCTTCATCAGCTCGAAGTCGCTGACCGTCCCGGCTGCCGCTTTCTGTAACGCTTCCAGGCTGACCCCGAACTGCGCGGCGTTGCGGTTGAACGCGTTAGCGATGCCAGGAAGCCCCGCCCCTGCCTTAACTGTATTGATGATGCTTCCGACCATCCCCTTGAGGGACTGGACCAGCTTGCCTGCTGCCTTGACGGCCAGGTTCAAGCCCTGATCCACCACGGCCTGCTTGAACCGCTGGCCCCACGACGTGACGACCGGAACAGTTCCTTGGAATCCGCGACTGATTTCGGCGGTGGTCTCTTTGCTCGCCTTGTTCGACTGCTCGAATTGCGCGCCGATGCGGTCGATGGACGCGACGATACGGTCGATATGGTCTGTTAGTGCGACGGATGTGACCGCCGCGATCTTGACCGCACCCTGCATTGCGTCGCCGAACTGGGACGTGTCGGCTATCAGCTTGGATACCAGTCTTGCGACTTCTATCTCGCCAGCCATCTCGGTCCTTTGGAACGGGTCACAGCTTCAGCGGCCCGTCCCGCTGTTTCTTCCATTCTGGTCGGTTGTCCTTCACCTGCCCGCCGTACAGGTGCGCCAGGTTGCGCATGAGGTTGGCCGCCTGCTGCGGCGTGCGCGGCGCGGACGACGAGCGCCTGTACTGCGGCATGAAGTCCTTGAACCGTGGCTTGCGGCCCTTCTTCCCGCGCCACAGGCTCGCCATCGTGAAGGCGATCATCGCAGCGCGCCTGTCGGCCTGTTCCACGTCCCACGGTTCCACCTCGGCGTACACCATCCACTCGCGGTACACCCGCTGCGGCATGGCGGCCAGCATCGCGTCCGGGTTGACCCAGCCCAGCGCCAGCGCGAGCCTGAACTCGAACTGGCGCATGGGCGTCAGTTTGGGGCTTCCTCTTCCTCGCCCTCGCCGCTCGTCAGCCCGGACAGCTCGTAGACGGCATTGGCGATGCGGGCCAGTCCGGCGTAGAACGAGGCCCGCTTGCCCTTCTCGCGCAGCGCCTTCCGGTCGGCGTCCTCGAACACGCGCTGGCCTTTGTCGTCCACCACGCACCACGCGACCACGTCGTAGGTGAAGTCGAGCGCGCGCGTGACCTGCGCCTGGCCCTCGGACCCGCTCATGTCCAGGCCGACTTTCTGGAACTCTTCGGCGGACAGCTCGCGCACGCGGACCTCGTAGCCCGCGCCCCATTCGGGCACGGGCACGACGGTCATCTTGAACCCCTGCTCGGCGATGTCGAAAATCGCGCCCTTGTCCAGCAGCGGCATGTGTGAACCTTTCAGCCTCTATAACATTTCTGTTACGTCGGCGCTAGACGCTAGGTGACTGCCAGCGTCGGCTTGCCCGAAATCTTGACCGAGACCTCAGCCGTGACGGTGTCCTCGAACGGCGCGTCGATGTTGAACGTCTCGACGAACCCGGCGAACGTGAACGTCATCGTCCCGCCGCAGCCGTCGAGCTGCCACTGCCACGTAGCCTGCGAGCACTGCGCCGTCTCGAAGTCGCCCATCAAGCCCGCGCTTCCGGTCTGCCCGTGCGACGAGTACGTCACCGGGTCCCACGTCAGCCCGAACCCGATGCTGCCGGGGTCCACGCGACCGCCGATGTACTCGTTGTAGTAGCTCGTGCTCGAACGGTCGGCGATCTCGATGCTGTTCCGGCTGATCTGCGGGCCGGACAGGTCCCTGATCTGCGCGATTGCGGTGTAGGACGTCCCGCCAGCGGGGTCCCACGATAGTGTACCTAGATATCCGGGATGATTCGCCATCCTAGTTACTCCTTCGAGTTGTTACGTTAGGTGTCGTAAGCAACCCTGGCCCCTGTCGGGCCGTTTGCGGGACGTCTGCCCGCTTCAAGGGGACCGGCTCCACTTGCCGCCCCATCGTTTCCAGAATTCCACGTTGTCCATCGTGTACCAAGGCTCGTGCGGAGCGTGCAGCCCGCGGTCCACGAAAACCGAGGGCACCCAGAGCGACCGCTTGCCGTGGTCCCTCTGCGCCCGCCACTGCATGTCCACGTCCGACCCGTAGTGCCGGAACGCTTCGTCGAGAGGGCCGAGCGCCTGCAATGCCTCCCTCTTCATAACGAGGCAAAACCCCGCGACGTGGCTGACCACTTGCGGAGGGCGCTCGTCGCCCTTGCCCCCGGTGCACTGCGGAGCCGTGCGGCACGGCCCGGACGGCCCGGCGAACCAGCAGTCCGGTCGGCTTTCCAACTCTTCCCAGAGCGTCGCCAGCCAGCCCAGGCCCACCGCGCAGTCGTCGTTGAGGACGCACGCGTCGTCCGTCGCCGTCCACGTCCCGTCCGGACGCCTATCCAGCGGCAGGTGCCGGTTCACGTTTCGCGTCCACCCGCGCCGCTCTTCGTCCACGGCAATTACGGCACGGGCTTTTTCTAGTCCAGCCAGCGACAAGGCTTCGTTGCGCGTCCGCATCCCCACCATCCGGTCCAGCGTCGGGACTATGATGACCATCGAAGTGCCTCAGCCCTTTCTCTAGCCAGCTCAACGCTGGCGCGACGATGCGCTTGTGCCCCGGCACGTCCAGGCCGTCGTAGCAGTAGTCGTGCAAGGCCAGCAGTTCCGTCACCGGCTCTTCCAGCAGCCGGTCGTAGTCCACCTGGTAGACCGGGCCGGGGAACGCGGCGAGCTGGTACGTCAGCGCCTCGCTCCACTTCTCCATGTGCGCCCGCGCCTGGTCCATCGTCATCGGGTAGCGCCCGTTGTAGGCGACCTGCGTGTGGTTGTGGAATGACCGCACCACGCTCTCGAAGTCCCGGTGCGCCCACACCACGCGAACGTCCGTGTCCGTGCCCTCGAACAGCGGCCAGACGTGCTCGAAGGTGAACGCGAGGCGGGGGCTTTTCATGCCCCAGATGGGTTGCTGAGAGCACTTGGAGATGAGCCGCCGGTACTGGTCGAGCTGCACGGCAGTCGGCTGCGCCCGGCGGATGGTGTAACCGCTTCCGGCGATGGACTTGTGGACCAACTGCCAGCGGCGGTCCTCCACGTAGGCGGGGTTGAGCACGTCCCCCGGCTGGTCGTATTGACGCCCCATGTCAATCCCAAGGCAGTCCATCGCGCCAGCCAGCGCGGAGCTTCCCGACCTCGGCACGGATAGGACCACGCACGCCCTGCTCGCGCTCATACGATGTATCCTTCCCACTTCTTGCCGTGCGGCTTTGGTTCCAGCGCCTCGCGCCCTAACAGGCTGGCCGCCCGCTGGAACGACCTCAGTATCTCGCCCTTGTCCAAGTCGTCGAAGCAGACGACCCGCGCATCGCGCACCGCCATCGCGTCGCACAGCGCGTCATTCTCCTTGTGCGACCCGTCCACCAGCGCGAACGCCCACCGGCCCGCCAGCAGCTCGCTAATTGCCTGCGGCGACTGCGACTTGCCTTCCAGCACGCGCAGCAGCCCCGACTCCCGCCAGCGCCGCGTCCGCCTCTCGAACTCCGCCTTCTCCCATCCCGCGACGTCGTGCGTCGGGGCAAGCCACGGATCCACGACCAGGACGCGCCTGCCGTGCCGCTCC